GTGGAGTTTTGTAACGCCTTAAAGGCTGGCAAGTCATCAGCGGATGACCGGGTGGAGCGCAGCTTGTATGAGCGGGCCAATGGCTACACGCACGTTGAGGACAAGATTTTCATGCACGAGGGCCAGCCTGTCATTGTGCCAACAAAGAAGCACTACCCGCCCGATACAACCGCCGGGATTTTCTGGCTGAAGAACCGCCGCGCCGAAGATTGGCGCGAAAAGCAGGAGGTTGAGCATAAAGGTTTGACCCTCCAACTGCCAAGTGACCCGCGAAAGCTTTAAGTATAACCCCGGTCAGGTCCGGGCGTTAGAGACAGTCCTTGAATCAGAAGCCCGCTTCTGCCTCGTCTTTGGCGGGTCACGTTCGGGCAAGACGTTCCTTAAGTGCTCGTCGATCATCAACCGCGCGCTGTATGCGCCTAAGTCTAAGCATCTGATCGTCAGGCAAGAGGCATCGGCTGCAAGGGCTGCAATTTGGCGCGGCGGCATGGCTACCCTGCCAATGGTGCGGGACACGGTTTACCCGGGCTTGGAATGGGACGCTAACGAGCAATACGGCTATCTGACGCTGCCTAATGGTTCCGAGGTCTGGATAGGCGGGCTGAATGATGAAAAGGCGATGGAGCGGATACTTGGTAATGAGTACGCAACCATCTATATCAACGAAGCGTCAGAGGTCGCTTATAAGGCGTTCCTGCTACTCCGGTCCAGGCTGGCGCAGAACATCAAGATGGAGAACGGCGACCCGCTTTCTCAGCGCTTGTATGTGGACCTCAACCCGACCACTCGCCAGCACTGGACGCACCGTCTCTGGTTGGATCTTATCGAGCCACAGAACGAAACGCCGGTTAAGAAAGAGCAATACGCCTATTGCACGATAAACCCGGCCGACAATGCGGCCAACCTCTCCGCTGATTACCTCGTCGACTTGGCGGAATTGCCAGCTGCGGAACGCAAGCGGTTCTATGAAGGCAAGTATGCCGAGGACGTAGAAAACGCATTGTGGAAGTCGGCAGGCTTCAAACGTGTGCAGGAATTGCCGGAGGATATGGAGCGCATAGTCGTGGCTGTAGACCCAGCCACAAGCGCAAACGTCGGGTCAGACGAGACTGGCATCATAGCCATGGGGGTTAAGGCTGGGATTGGCTATGTTCTTGACGACAACTCGGGCCGTTACAAGCCGGAGGAATGGGCCGCACAAGCTGTCGCGCTCTATGATGAATACGACGCAGACAGGATCGTCGCCGAGAAGAACCAGGGCGGTGACATGGTGGAATCGGTCATACGTGCGCACCGCGCTGACGTCCCGGTCACGCTAGTTCACGCATCAGGCGGTAAGGTCACAAGGGCTGAGCCAGTTGCAGCTCTATACCAGCGCAACAAGGTGTTCCACGTTGGCGTTCACGATGACTTGGAATCACAGATGTGCGCTTTCACCAGTCACTTCGACAGGAAGGCGCAAGGATACAGCCCGGACCGCGTTGATGCGCTGGTGTGGGCCGCGACAGACTTATTCCCGCAGATGACCCGCAAGAGGCGGTCAACGGGGTTAATCAAACGTAATGTTGGGATGCTGGCTTAATGGCGAAACGTAGCAATGAAGACCTGCGCGCCGTCCTAAGCGCGGCTCAAAACAGCGCAAGCGGAACCGAAAGCAGCGGGATATCTACCCGCCGCGCCTATCTTATCGACCGTTACAATGGGGAAAAGTACGGCGATGAAATCGAAAACCGCAGCCAGTATATCGACACGTCAATTCGTGATGATGTCGAGACCATCAAAGCGGAAATCATGGACATCTTCTTTGGCGGAGATCAGGTTGTAGAGTTCAGCCCTGTCAGCGCGGAAGATGTGGAAGCGGCTGAGCAGGAAACCGTCACGGTTAACCATGTCTTCAGCCAAATGAATGAGGGCTTCACTATTGCCCTCGGCTGGTTCCATGACGCTCTGACGGTCAAGAATGGCTATATCAAGCGCTCCTGGCAGGAGTCTCTGAAGCCTGAGATTGAGGGCTTCAAAGGGTTAACACCAGAAGAAGCTCAGCAGGCCGTCATGAGCGCGGGCCGTCAAGGTGAAGTTGAAGTGCAGGAATGGGGGCAGGGCGAAGACGGCCTGTTGTTCTTGACGCTCAAGATCACACCGAAAGAGCCTCACAAGTACATTATTGAGAACGTCCCGCCGGAAGAAGTCGTCGTTCACCCAGAATGGACGCGGGTAGATTTCGAGGGCTGCCCCTTTGTGGCGCATCGTCGCGTTGTCCCATCATCAGATTTGATTGCGATGGGTTTTAGCCGGAAGCAAGTCGAGAGCCTTCAGGAGCATGACGGAAAGCTGGACAATCAAGAGACCATCCGGCGGTTTGCCACCGACAAGGGCATGGAAACCGACTTTGCCGGCACGATGGAAGCCTCTATGCGGGAGGTTCTCGTCTATGAGAACTATATCAGGTACGACCGCGACGGCGACGGCGTTGCTGAATTGCTGCAGGTCTATACGGGCGGTGAGCAGGGAGAGATCCTAAAGCGTGACGGCAAGCTCGCGATTGAGGAAGTGGACGCAGCGCCGTTCAATGTTCTTTGCCCTTTGCCCATCCCCCACAAGCATTACGGCCTGTCGCTTGCTGACCTTCTGGACGCAGACGAGCGGACGCTGACGGTTCTTCATCGGCAAATGCTGGACAACGTAGCAGGGTCAAACAACCCTGATATAGTTGTCCAAGATTCAGGGATGACAGAACAGACTGTCGCCGCGCTTGAGCAGACGGGGCTGGCGCGGGTCATCGAACACGAACAAGGCCCGGCCGGGGTTAACTACATGTTCCCGCCGGATATGGTTAGCCCATCGCTTGCCGCCATTAATCAGGTAATGAGCCGCAAAGAGCAGCGCACAGGCGTTACAAGGCTGAACCAGGGCCTTGATGCTGATAGCCTCAACAAGACCTTCGGAGGTCAGAAGGCGTTGATGTCAGCTGCTCAAAAGCGAGTCTTGCTTTATGCGCGGGTATTCGCTGAGACCGGGTTCAAGTCGTTGTTCGCCGATATTCACCGGGATATGCGCAAAGGACCGCTTCGCCAGCTTGTAACAAAGCTACGAAATGAGTTCGTTCCGGTTAACCCGCGCACCTGGGCAAGCCGGTCTGACATGACGGTTAATGTCGGGCTTGGCACTGGCGACCGTGACGTCCAATTCCAGCGCCTTGGTATGGTGTTGAATGAGCAGAAAGAAGGCATGGCCGCAGGATTAGTCGAGCCTAAGAACATCCACCACACGCTGACGAAAATGCTTGAGCTATCCGGGTTCAAGGATTCAGCCGCATTCTTCCCTAAGCCGCCTGATGGCCCGATGCCGCAGCCTGAGCCAGCGCCTGACCCAGCCCAGCTAATGGCTGACGTTGAGGTCAAGAAGATTGAGGCGAAGGCGATGGATAGCGCGGCCAAGATTGCGGCGGACGGTCAGGCGAGCATGGCAAAGCTCGATCAAGAGGAAGACCAGTTTAACGAGAAGCTGGCGGCCGAGGCGCAGGCACGGCGAGAAGACAACGAAACGCGCATTCGCATTGCTGAGATTCAGGCGGAAACGCAGCTGCGGATTGCTCGCGAGAAGATAGCAGCAGACCGGGCCGCGCCTTACGGAATCGCGGCTGAATAAATGAAAATCACCGATGAAATGAAACGCCGCGCGCTTGCGACGGTGAATGACCCCTCGTTTGTAGAGGTTTGGTCATTCCTCGTCCATCGCGCGGAAAGGGATGTTCTTGAAGCGACAACCTCAGAGGATCGCGACGAGAAATGGCACGGTTATAGGGCAATGCAAGCCATCCCTAAGACCGTGAAGAAATGGGCTGAAGAGGCCCGCCACATAGACCGAAAGGGCTAACACATGAGCGATACCCAGACATCTGGACCGCTGTCGATTGACGACGCATTGGACGCAATGGAAACCTCACCTGAGACACCTCCCGCGGAAGAAGTGAAAGAAGCAGTTAAGGCCGAAGAAGTTGAGACGGTTGAAGACACCGTTGAGGACGATGAGGCCGACACCGTTGAGGACGAAGCGCCGGAAGCAGATGAAACCGAGGAATCACAAGTTCTCACCATGGAAGAGTACGGCGACGTGCAAATCCAGATTGGTGAAGAAGTGACGACCCTTGCGGATCTGCAAAAGGGAACGCTGCGCCAATCGGATTACACCCGCAAGACCACCGAACTTGCCGCCGAGCGCAAACAGCTTGAGGCGACTAAGGCGGAACTGGCGGATAAACAGCGTCAACTCGATGCTGCTATTCTGAATGCTACAGGTGAAGAACAGGAGCCGGATTGGGCGGCGATGGCCGAGGATGACCCTCTCGGGTATATCCCAGCCAAAGCTAAATGGGATGCCAAGCAGGCGCAGAAGCGTCAGGCTATGGAAGCCCAGAAACGTGCCCAGATTGAATCTATCAATCAGACCCGCGCGGAAAGCGCGGAAATCGCCCTGAAGGTTTACCCTTCATGGTCTGACCCTGCCGAATTTAACAAAGGTGAGCCTACCCGTCGAAGTATTGCGGGGGAATTGGGCTTTTCTGATGCGGAATACGACAGTGTTAATGATTACAGGTTCGCGGTCCTTCTCGAAATGGCTGCTAAAGGCAAAACAAAGCAAGCGGAAGCCAAGATTGCGGAAAAGAAAATCCGCAAGGCCCCAAAGGTTTTGAAGCCCGGCACGTCGAAAACCAAGGCAGACAGGAAAGCAGCGGAAACGGAGACGCGGCAACGCAAACTCGGCCGCCCGCATTCTTTGAAAGACCACCTCGACATTATGTACGAGGGGTAACGGGCGGCGTTCCAATGGAGCGATCCCATGGCACAGCCAACCAACACTTACGACACCTATGACAACGTAGGTATTCGCGAAGACCTTCTGGATACGATTTACAACGTCGATCCGGATGATACGCCGCTTCTTTCGAAGATGTCGAAAGGCAAGGCGACCAACACCCTGCACGAATGGCAGACTGACCAGCTTGACGCGCCTTCAGCCACGAATGCGCAGATTGAGGGCGATGACGTCACTCACGCGGCTATCACGCCAACGGTTCGCCTGGGCAACTACACCCAGATTTTCCGTAAGGATGCCGTTATCACAGGGACTGCAGAAGCAACTCGCCGCGCTGGTCGTGGTCGTGAAGCTTCCTACCAGATCATGCTCAAAGGCAAGGCGCTGAAGACTGACTATGAGTCTTCCGTGTTCGCCAACAACGCCCGTGTGGCAGGCAACGCAACCACAGCCCGTGAATTGGCTGGCCTGCCAACTTGGTTGACGTCGAACACCGACGCTGGCTCAGGCGGCTCTGACGCAACCGGCGACGGCACTGACGCACGCACCGACGGAACGCAGCGCGCGTTTACTGAGGCGCAGTTCAAAACCGTTCTGGCGAGCATCTTTGACAACTCTGGGCGTCAAGCCGATTGCTGTTATGTTGGCTCGTTCAACAAGCAGGCGGCGTCTGCGTTCACAGGCTCGTCGACGCGGTTTGACCGTGGCGAAGACGGCAAAGTCACGGCTCATATCCAGATTTATGAGCATGACTTCGGCTCTATCCGTTTTGAGCCTTCACGCCATGTCCGGTCACGCGAAGCAATGCTTGTCTGCCATGACATGCTTGGCTGGGTGGATCTGCGCGCAATGAAGCAGGAGCAGCTTTCCAAGACGGGCGACGCATCCAAATGGATGCTGATCGGCGAGGGCACCCTGAAAGTGAGCAACGAGAAAGCTCACGGTATGGTTGCGGATCTGACGACCTCATAAGCGGTCTGAAATGTGAATGAGCGCGGTCCTTTCGGGGGCCGCGTTTTCTTTTGGAGAGAGCAAAATGAAAAAGTGCACTGTCGAGCGGTCCAACGTCTGGACAAGCAAGGGCAAGTATTTTGCCGGTGATGAAGTCGAATTGCCAGAAGATGAAGCCGCTGAGCTTAAGGCGTCAGGGGCGGTCTCAGTGAAGCGCAGCCAGAAAAAAGTGGAATCAGAGTAATGAGCAACGACGCAACG